CAGATCTTTTTTTGAACTTGAATGGGTAATTAATGTCATCAGTAAAATTAACTGTAATACCACTTCCGATTGTTATTTCTTGACCGAAAATTAATAAAAATGCTAATCTTGAAATACCTTTTAATTCACTGGATACTACACTTGTAGTTTGTAATTTATCAAAATTAGCCGCTAGCGTTAATGGTTTGTTTGGAACATATTCTTTGTACATATTATCTTGACAGTAGTAAATAATTTTGTTTAAATTTGTTTCTTTGATTACTGTATTTTCTCTAATATTAAAAGAACTTGAAGTGTCCCAAATGAACCTTGATAAATTTTTAGTACTTTGTTCTTCTGTTGGTATTGTATTCATACATGCTTGTACATAAAGTAAGAGATTTGGAGTGCAATGCATGTCATTGGAAATAACAAATGTTTTCTTTTCTATTTCATCATTTGCCAACTTTAATAACTCAGGAACTGGAATATTGGTTAATTCATTGAATTTAATTTTATTTTTCTCTGCATAATTAATTGATTTCGTCAATAATCCAACATCACCTGACATCATAGGCATAAATTTTATTGCAATTTTATGAGCATCGAGAACAGAAGATTCTTTAGTGAACCCAAGTTTTTTAACATATTTGTCTGATTCTGAACCTAATGCCCATCCCCATAAAGTTTTACCATGTTGTATATTAAGTGCTGTTGCTGCTATCTTCTTAACAAGTTGTTCTGAAAACTGTAAATCAGTATCTAAATGACAAGCTAAAGCATAACAAAATAAATCTAACATAGTACAAAGATTTTTGTGTTTGGTTACATAACAATCAGCATCTTCAATAGTGGTTATAAATAATCTCCATACTAATTGTTTACTTCCACTGACTCGTATGTATTGTTGTTCTGGTAAGTTATAAGGTGGAGCTTTGTTCAATTTATTGATACAATTCAATAATAATTTACTATTGCCGGATCCTCTACGAATGGATTTCTGTAGACATGAAACTAAAAATCCTACACGTTCATAATGATGGGTTGCTTTTTTAACAGGAGTAGTAGGTTTTACAAATTGCACTAGTGCAGTTGTATCAACAAAAATAATTAATCCAGGATATGTTAATATTTTCATAATACTTGAATTGTAATCTTTATTTTCCTTTTTAAGTTCCTCTAGAGTTGGATAAATTGAACATGCATTTGATACATGAATGTAAATTGTACCAGGAGGTAATTTAGAATTTACTAAACTATCATAACTAATATATTTATCACTGAGTATTCCTAAATTATAAATTACACAATAATTAACTGGCGGCTTACCAATTCTCCAATCAAGTTTATCCATTTCTTTATGTAAAACTGTTGCATTCTTAAATTCGCGTCCTAACCATTCCACAGGCACTACAGTACTGCCTGTAGTTGAATGACCTACAGAATATATTTGGAAAGGTCCAGCAACAGGATCATAACAAGTAATATCAATATATTCATCTAATGCTTTATCATCTAATTCTTTATATTCGTTTGATATGAATGTTGGTACAGTTGTAATAGTTGTATTATTTAAAATCCATTCTTGTATTGTATAATAAAGTGCTGCTATCCCATGCACCGTAATAAAACTTCCAATATTAAGGACACTGATTGCACCTTGAATATTCTCATCCTTGAGTAATTTAATAGTTTTTATCATACGTCTTTCCGTAATAATTGGCGGTATGTCTTCAGTCCCCTTAATACTTATTCCTGCATACTCACCACTATCATGTTTAACTGCGACTTGATCTTTTTTTAATCCAAAATTAGCGATACACTTGTATGGCTTCCCAGTATCATCGTCAATTAAGGCTTTAAAAGTTTCCTTAGTTTTAGTCTTCAATAGTGCTATTAAAGCATTCGCTTCTTGAATCATTTATAAAGAACTTGTATACTTATGTCATTGCAAGTTTTAATAAATTATAATAAAAAAAATTAGATTATTCATTTTTAAAATAGATATTTTAATCAAATGATATGACTAAACTTGATTTACCAAGACTACTAGTATTTATTTCCACGCTACTACTTCCACTATTCTTACTTATTTTTTTATGATCAGTTTTATTCTTTGTCTTCTTAACTCCATTCTTTCTGTCTTCGTCTTTACGTTTCTTAACTAATCTATTATCATGTTCCATATTACCTTTAATTTTATCTAAATTTTTGATAATATAATTTAAAATATTGTTCTCAAATAACCAACGAAAGAAGTGAAGTTGACCAAGAGTAGTATTAACTTTATACTCGTTACCATTTTTAGTACAAACGTAGAGAAATTTTTGTTTGCGTTCAAGTTGATTATGTTTTTGATTACGTTTAAAAGGATCAAAATATCTCTTCCTATAACTTTTTAACGCAGCTTTGTAACCGACATAAATTACAAAACTTTCACCATTTTCTTTTGTGCATTTGGTTGTTTTGTATTTATCACAGTATTTTGTAATAAACCATTCAAGTAAACGCAATGAAATATCAGCTTTGAAATTTAATATATCCACCATGTGTTTGAATTTTCGTTCTTCCAAGCTTTTGAAATAACTATTAACACGATTGTAGTAAAGTATTTCTTGAGGATTAAAATTAATATACTTAGCTTCCAGTATCTTTTCTGTTTCTGTATCTGTATCTGCAGGTGCCAGTGTTGTTGTATCCTCGCCCATCGCTGTTGTTGTTGTTGTTTCATTTATTGTTGGATTTATTGTTGTATCCTCGCCCATCGCTTTTGTTGTTGCTGTTGCTGTTGGATTTATTGTTGGATTTATTGTTAATATTGATGTTTCTTCCGTAACAACTTCCTTTTTATCTATAATTGAATCATTAATTTGATTCTCAGATTTATTTATGTCAGCAAGAATATGACATGATTCAATGATATTCTTGTCTTTAATGGAATCTTTTTTATCTTTAGACGCATCATGTATCTTTTCTTTATTATACGTATTACGGCTAGTGCGCGTATGAGTTACGTTATATTTAATATTAGATTTACCTGTCATTGTGATACTATATACTATTTGAGTGCGTTTGTTTTTGTTTAAATGATAATTTATAGTTACAAAATAATATTTAAATTAAAACTCATAGTTTTGATATTCAATAAATTAATTTAATTCGCAATGCACGGTAGGAATATTGGCTTGTGTTTCAGCATTTGTATCAATGTCGGCAACAAAATCTTCATTTTGATCAATTTGTATTTGTGCGTCTTGTAAAAGTGGCGTAGGAATAATAGATGTAACGGGAGCACTATTATCTTTACGTTCTTTATTAGAATGATAAATTTGTTCTTCAATGGAATCCTTAATAATTAATCTAATAACGGTGACAGGTTTAGTTTGTCCAGTACGATAAGCACGACCTATTGCTTGTTTTTCCAGATCAACACGGTATTCGTAAGTTCCGTATGCAGGATCTACAAAAATAATCTGTGTTGCTTTAGTTAAATTAGTACCAGAAGCAGTATTACCGGATGATAACATAATTACTTTAATATCATTTTTTTCATTAAAGTCTCTGATACATTTATCTTTTCTGAACACAGTACCTTTACAAAAGATATTAGGTACTCCATGTTCACTAAGTATTCTTCCTATTTTAGTAAGTAATTCGGGCCATTGTGAGAAAACAATAGTATGTTTTTCTGTGTTCTTCAACATCATTACTAGGTTTGCGAGTTTAGTACCAATTTTTTGAGTTAATTCTGAAAGTGTTTTACAATCAGATTCATTGTACTCCTTTTTCTCGACTTTGGCAGCAACAGTAAAATATTTATCTCTGGTCAAATTCTTTTTGCACATTGGACAAGTACCAGATTTTTCAATTGATTTTGTTAAACATTTATAACAAAACATATGTCCACACATTGTGACTCCAATATCTTCTCTTGTGATTTCAGCCATACAAATTAAGCATTCATCTTCAACATCATCTTCGCAAATTTCATTTACCAAATCATTAATATTACCTGATTTCATCATTGCTTCATATGCGGCTTCTTTTTCATAATTTTTAGTTTTCTGAGATACTCTTTTAAGTTTATCAACAATACTAGTAAAAAAGTTTAGAGTATTTTGCTTACCATTAAGTATATCTTTTTCTCCGCTTTGCCTTTTAATTAATTCTTTCTTTCTAGCCTCTAAATTTTCGATAGTTGCACTAGGTTTCGTTTTATCATCATAGTTTGGATTATTAGTAATAAGTTTAGTAAGAACAGGATCTATTATTTCCATTGAAACGGCATCCAATTTTTCTTGATCAGCTGCTCTTAAATCTTCCTGTGCTTCTCCAGCTTCTGGATTTTCTTCATTTATTAATTCTAATATTTCATCTTCTTCGCTGCTTTTGAGTAAACTTATTAAATCTTCAATAATAATTACATCTTCCTTGTTAATTTTTCTTGCACTCTTCTTTTGATAATTATAAAGTCTTTTAATTTTATTAATTTTAACTTTCTTAGTCACATAAAGGATTAAATTATCCACTTTATTAATTTGTCCTTGAGTTCCATCAACTACTTTCTTAGCAGCCAACATATCATTACGATAATGTTTAACCATTAATACTTCAATTTCATCTAATGTTTTACAGTTTGAAAGTAACAATTTAGTTTCTTCCGCAAGTTGAGGATGACAACATAATTGACGAAGATACACATCATCACCAAAATTATTATGGTTTTGAAGATATGCATCATACATTAATCTTTCAGTGGTTGAAAAATTTAACCATTTAATTTCTTCAATCAATGGTGGTAATCTTGCAGCTTCTATTGTATCTACAGCTTTTCTAGTAATACCTCTAAAACATTCTGTGGCGACAAAATTAAGTATGTCAGGTACTATTAACATATTACATGGTTTGGGATCTTGATAATTAGTTAAAAAGTTAATAAATGGTCCTACATTATTTACATCATTAAAAGGAGTTGCAGTAACAATCCATCTGTAAGTACTATGCATCAATCTCATTAAATTAACAATGGCAACATAATTTTTATTAGTGTGAACTTCATGAAATTCATCAATAATGATTCGATGCCAAAATATTTTTTGTAATAATACATTAGTATCTTTAAGTTGTGCAGGTCCGACTAAAGTATCAGTCATTAATTTGATGATTTGGGCCAATAAAATTCCTTCCCAATGCCTACTGTGAAAGTTTTTCTTCTCTTTAAGCAAAGTTGCTATTCTTTGAAAATAAACTGTACCCGTTATAAAAGTGAACGATACTATGACAAAATCGGCATTCAACAAATCTTGATAAGTTATTTTATCATAATCCACCTTTGTCAATAATCTTATTATTTTAATTTCTTGTTTTTGAGTTTCATCCGATACATTGGCATCTGCATTAGTTTTACTTGATTTACTTTTAGCTTCGTTTATGATTGTCACACGATACTCAGTATCTTTGAGTTTACTTGATATTTCACGTACCCACTGGCCACAAAGATTATTAGGACAAAGTACCAAAGTTGCTTTTGATTCTAAAAGAGTTGTGACAGGTTTCTTGTAAATGTCAGTAATAACTTTGGGATTAAGCAATGATAATACTATCATTTGAATAGTTTTCCCTAATCCAACTTCATCAAAAAGACCACCACCATTAAATGTTGCAATATTTCTTTCATTATGTCTCCGTATTTTTTGATTTTGAGCAGTTGCCATTATTGGTAAATAATTATTTCCCAAGGCTACTTCTTTATCATCTGAATAGTAGAAAGTAGGTAAATTTTGTTCTCTATTAATCATCCATCGTATTGTTGCTTTTTGATATTCAAATAAGGGAAAAATTAATTTATCAAAATTAGCTATTTTAAGATCATGAGTATAATCATGAGGAATTTTGCTTTTTTCTACAATATAATTGATACTGTTAACTATTTTTTGTTCTTTCGGTATCAAATCAGAAAAGTATTTTTCGTTCTTTCTCTTTTCTGCGTCAATGTAGAATTGATGCCATTTGCAAGTGTTGTAAAGAAATTGCCTGTGTGGCACTTCCCATTTATTATCCATGAAAATGTTCAAAGCGTTTAAATTAATTTCGATTACAGTTAATACTGCTTCGATGTTGTTGATAATTTTTTGATACACAAATAATTTGTAAAACGATTGCTGTATTGCTGGAATTATTTGGAAGTATTCGTTATTAAAATCCAAATCCTTTTTGTTTCCAAACTTTGATTTCAAGAACGAATTTGCATTTTCGCCAATGTACAATGTATAACTGCCATCATCTAATGCATCAACATCAACAGCATCAACTACTGTTCCAATACCATGGTGACCTGCAAATTTGTCATAAAAAAGTCGAATAGACATTGAAGGTTTATACTTGATATACTCAATGTCTTAATATTATATGAGTTTTATCGGAATTTTGAGATTTTTCATTTTTAAATTCTTTACTCTTCGGTTACACAGTGAATTTTATATGGTCTCAAATAAAGTTGTACTACACCCTTATGACGCCATAAACAAATTGATACTTGCATTTTAACAAATTTGGTTTCATTAAATAATTCAGTGTAAGATTCAAGAGGAATTAGATGATTATTAGTATCGTAAACCCGTGTTGAAAAGTTTTTACTGTTAAGTAATTTAATTTTAATACAACCATTTTTATATGGATCTCTTTTGGAGTAATCATGTATCACTTGTTTAGAATCAGAATATTCAAAATATGCCGTGTCAGATTCAAAGTGATTGTCTGTAGTCACTGTCGTATTATTTGCAGAGCTTGTTGTGACTGTAGCGCTAGTGGTGGTGGTGGTTGTTGTTGCAGACTCGGATTCACTCTGGTTTGTGTTTTTATTTTTAAAAGGAGTATTAGGATTATCTATCATTAATATTCTTGATTTAAACATAAGTGGTTCTTCAGTTCCTAACAAGTCATATTTATTATTTTTAATATGTTTCATGCAATGTGCTTCCAATGCGGATAAAAAATAATTAACTATGTTAGTTTCATGTGCTGTCGTACTCATTAATGATAATAATACTTCATGACAAATGTACTTGTTGATACATGCCTGATTACTTGCTAAGTACAACGACGGAAATTCCACAATTAATTTTGTCAATTCTTCATTAGGAACTAATAAATCAATAATATCCGAAGAGGCAGAGCCAGATGTATTTGGGGTTAGAATAATTTCACCCAATAATTTATCTATTAAATCAGTATTTTCCAATTTATAAACAAACTTCATAATATCTAAATGATGGTTATATCATTTAATATTCATAAATTAAATTATTAATTAAACTCGTTCACTTTTTACCTTTGCCTGCACCAGCACCAACAGTACTTGGTTTCGATGCAACAGTTCTAGAAGTTGTAGCAACTTTCTTCACTACTTTTTTAACTGGTTCAGGTTCAGGCTCAGGTTCAGGCTCAGGTTCTGGTTCTGGTTCATCTTCTTCTTCGATTTCTTCCTCTTCTCCTTCAGGTTCTTGAGGAGCTTCAGCTTCTTCATCACCTTCACCCTCACCTTCTTCGCCTTCTTCTCCTTCTTCGCCTTCTCCTTCTTCTCCTTCTTCTCCTTCTTCACCCTCACCTTCTTCGTCTTCTTGAATTTCTTCATCTTCTTCATCACTGTCAGCAAAAGTGTAATCTCTCAAAGCAGATGGTGAAGATTGAGGTCTCTCTTTGGGAACAACTTGCATTTTAATTATAGTATAAGTAATACCATACTCTCTGGTTGTAGCTACGATTTGACCTTTGGATTTAATAACCTCAACATCTTTAGGAGACCAACATCTTGATGCTTCAACAAGTAATTTGACTGAAGATCCTCTGGGACAAAGTTTAATAATATCATCATACGATTTAACTTCATATTCTTTGCAATAATTAGGATCTTTTTTATCCACTGATGGATCACAAACGTTAAAGATAGTGGTATAAATCTTTTTTCCAGTAATTTCATCTTTACCCATTTTAAACTTGAGTTTAATAAAGTCTTTATCTTTGTATTCGGCTTCAATTCTTTTCTTTTTTTCGAGTTCATCCGGTTTTAATCCAACAGGATTAACAGTAATTGTAGTTGTTTTAATACTGGGTTTATATTCCATAAATTCTTTTTCATGTGGTGGTACTGTAGATTTGCCTACGGTGAGCATTTCAGATATTCCTTTGTCACTTGTTGCGGCTTTATCAATAACTTGCATTGCTTCACGAACTCTACTCTTAGCTCGTTCATTAATGATATCTGATTTTTCAAATTCAGTGCCTTTACGTACTACACCTTTATGAACAGGTAATTTAAAGTAATCAGGTTCAATACCTTTTAATTGATTTTGAACAAAGTCTTTACTGACAGGTCCGTGATAATCGATCGTAATACTATCTGTTACAAAGTTAATTTTAGAACCATCATATTTTGGAAATGAACTGCATTGAGTTGATGTCATTGTTTCAGACTTGTCTCCATTCTTTTTTTCATAAATATGTGTTAAGGGAGTAAAAGTAATTTTACTTGCATCTTTAATTTCGTCACATCTGAAAATTCTGTCTTTATTGCCTACGCCAGATGATGATTGAGATTTGTTGTTGCTTGAGTTTCTGTTGCTTGAGTTTGACATGTACTTGTATGCTTATAGCTTATATTCGGAATCTTTATATATAATTCATTCTATTCGATTCATTTAAAAAATCATTTTTTATTTTTTCATTTTTTTTAAAATCTATATGTTTTTCAATACTTTAACCCAACTTGACATCGCAAACGATACTCGTTCCACAACACTTAATAATTATGTTTCTATGATAATATAATGGCATCTGGTAACAATTTAATTAATAAGTATGGAGTTCGACGAACCAATAGAATAAGTAGTAGTTCACATTATTCTTCATCAACTGCCAATTTAAAAGCAGAACATTGTTCTAAAATTCCAGTGAATCAATCATCAAGTAGTACCAAGAAGGAATCTGTAAATATGGAAACAATATGTCAAGAAGTAGATAAGAGATACAAGGATTCTTTGGAAGAGTATTGGAAGAAAAGAACTAACCAACCTTATAAAAATATTTTGTATGATCAAGAATACAACAAACAAATTACCAAGGGAGAGGATTTGATGATTAGTAAAACAAACAATATTCAAAAAATCAATGTTAACCAAATTCAAGAATATCAAGAAAATGTCAAACGTCATAACGAGGAATTGAATAATATTTATTCGTTGAATAAGGAGCAAGAACATTTTAAACAATTTCAATACAATTTAAAGCATAAATACAGAATTACAGGTCCAGTTACAGATGATCATGCAGCCCTACAAAATAATAGAATCATGTATTACAAAAAGGAACAGGAAAAATTAGATCAAAATAGACAAGAAAATGAAAGTTTAATGTCTAATGTAATTAAAGGAGGTATTTTTAATGAGGATGAACTGAAAGAGTTTGGAGGTGTTTCTGTCTAATTTACGAGTTGCGTTAATGGAATTACCTGAAATCTCAATTGGTTATATATATTAGTATGAACAACCAGGAAAATAATTGCCAAGAGTACGAATTTGATGTTGATGTTTATTTTAACGGTACTTTGGATGATGATAATGATACCAATAAAATGGTTAGTACAAAAGATCCATTGATTCAATGTCTCGGTATTGATTTAGGAACTACAACAAGTTGCGTAGCAGTTTGGCGCGAGGACTTGAAGAGTGTTGAAATCATACCTGATAAAAAAGGTAATCGAATTATGCCCAGTATGGTATCATTTGGTAATTTTACATATTATGTTGGTCATGAAGCCAAGAGTCAAAGAGAACTTAATCCAACTTCAACATTTTATGAAGTTAAGAGATTAATGGGGAAAAAAATTACTGATTCTACAGTGATTGCGGATTCACAGTTTTTCTCATATTCGCTTGGTAGAAATTATGAAAGAGATGAAAATAATATTTATTTATGTATTGGACAAGATTGTGCCGTTAATGATTCCGATACTTGCAAGAGAGCATATTTTAAACCCTATTACACACCAGAAGAAATATCAAGTATGATACTCTCTAAAATTAAAGACCAAGCCGTAGCATCAGGAGTTGTTACTACTAAAGCTGTAATTACAGTTCCCGCATACTTTAACAATATGCAACGTAAAGCAACACAAGATGCTGCTGCCATAGCAGGATTAGAATGTATCAAAATTATCAATGAACCTACAGCAGCAGCTTGTGCCTATGGATTAGAAGTATTAACAAGAGATAAAAATATTGATTTGAACGTAATTGTCTACGATTTGGGAGGCGGTACGTTAGATGTTTCTTTGCTTAATATTTCTAATGGAATAATTGAAGTACTTGGATGTTCTGGAAATACACATTTGGGTGGTTCTGATTTTGATGCAATATTGGTTAATTATTGCATTGAACAGTTTATTAAGAAAAATAAGCTGGATTGTATTGATAAGTATGAATTTTTAAATAATATTAGTTCTTTGATTAAACAGAAATTAAAAATGGAATGTGAAGCCATGAAAATTAAATTATCTTATAACGATGCTGTCAAACTTTACATCCCAAACTTTTATAACGGTTTGCCGCTTAATATTAAAATGACTAAAATCAAGTATCAAGATTTGTGCAATGAATTATTATTACTTTGTTTAAAACCGGTGAATGATGTTATTAAAGAATCAGGAATAAAAGTTAAAAATATCAATGAAGTGATTTTAGTTGGAGGTGGCACAAGAATGCCAATGGTTAAAAGAGCTTTATCTGCATTCTTTGATAATAAAGTATTAAATGATCACATAAATCCAGAAGAAGTAGTAGCTGTTGGTGCTGCTGTTCATGGACATGGTCTTTGCAACAAAAACAGTGTTGTATCCGATAATATACTTTTATTAGATATCATACCTTTATCATTGGGTGTGGAAACTTTAAATAATTTAATGAGTGTAATAGTACCAAGAAATACAACGATACCCACCTCAAGAAAACGTAAATATACTACATGCGAAAACAATGCAAATTTTGTTACTATTAAAATCTTTGAAGGTGAAAGGAGTTTAACAAAGGATAATTTCTTGATAGGAAGTTTTGATTTGACGGGTATTGAACCTGAAATGAGGGGTATTCCTGAAATAGAAGTAGTATTTAATATTGATGCGAATGGTATTGTAAATGTTTTAGCACAAGACGTTAAGAATAAAGAAAACAAAAAATCAATAACTGTGAATAGTAATACTTCACGCCTGAGCAAAGATGATATTGATAAAATGATACAAGAATCTTTAGAAATGAAGAATCGAGATAGAAAATTACTTAAGAAAAGAGAAAATTATTATGCCATTGAAGATATGTGTAATAATGTGCTTATTAATTTAAACGACATTAAAGATAAATTGACAGAAGAAAAAGTGGAAACAATTAAACAAGATATTAATACAATACTAGATAAATTAAAATCCGCAAGTTTCGAGAATCACAAGAACTCGGAATATCTTCAATTATACAATGGTGTCAAGTGTAAATATGGTACTTTAATTCTCAAACTCAATAAGGAGGATATGAATTTTCAAGAAAAAACATCTACAAATAGTAAATTCAAAGCTGCTAATATTTACGACGATGACGATAATGATAATGATTACTTCTTAATTAATGGTGATGAAGATAGTGATAATGACGATGATGAGCTTAGCGAAGATAAAGAAATGAAAATTAAAAAATTAGAGGCGAAAGATAAACTAGTTACATTATGCAATGATACATTAACTATTTTAATATCAGAAGACATTGGTTTGGAGTATAACGATATAAAATTTTTGCGTGAATATATTGATGATTGTATGATGTGGGTTTATGTTTGTAAAGGAATAAGTTTAGAAGATTACGAAGAAAAAATCAAGGAGTTAAATTTAACTTGTGATAAAATTATGTCAAATTATGAAAACCAAAATAATACTAATAGTGATAATAACATTAGTACTATTAAAGAGCAGGCTGATGCTTTACTTGATTTACTAAAATACATAACGGATAAAACGATAATTAATGACTATGAAAACACAATAAAAAAACTGGAGGAGATCAGTAACGATAATTTTGATCAGGAACAATTAGTTAATACCCAAGAATATTTAAATAAATTAATTGATGAACTTGATACCATTGTACTTTAAAACAAACAATAATTACGAACTGACAATTTCGATTTTATCATTATCTTTAATACCACAAGCTTCAAGTGTTTCATCATCATTATTTATTAAATATTTTTTATTAAATATCAACATATTAATATGTAATCTTGCACCATACTCGTGAACAATGCATTTAACTTTGTGAATAGTATCCTCTGAACTAAACTCATGAACAAAATCAGTTCCAAGTGGTACTTTGAAAACAAATTGTATTTTAATCGGATAATCTTTCCTGCTGGAACTTGCATGGTGCATCCCTCCCGATAATCTAAAACATCTAAAAATTGTGTATTCTTTTTTAATGTTGTAATCTTTAAGATTGCCACCATCCAATTGTCGTCCTATGCAAATTAGTCTTTGTCTATCAGGATGAATACCTTCGATATATTGAATTGTACTTTTCACTTGTGCTATGGTTGCATTTTCATCAACTTCAATTGTTATTGTACGTCCTAAGGGATTTTTAACAAAGAGTTGCATTATCAAGTGGTACGTAATAAAAAATTTAAAATCATTCATGCTAAATTAATTAATTTCATTTTTATTTGACATGTGATAAACAATATTTGTAAAGTTCATTCATAATGCATGTAGTTTTTCTCAGAGCAAAAGGTCTTATCTTTTTAATGTAATTAATACTTTCTTGATAAGATAATCCTTTATATTTAACTAAATAAGCTGCAACAACAGAGGCTGAGCGATGATGACCACGTTTACAATGAACAAGTATTGAACCATCATTTCTCTTTAATAAAATATCAATAAGTAAAGTCAAATGATGCAACATATGTTGATAATTAATTTTGCTACCAACACAGCTTTTAGAATCTCGAATAGGTATATGATAATAAGTAATGCCAGGATATTCTCTAGTTTTATCAAATTCTGGCATCATACGAATAATGTATTTAATATTATATTTTTGTAGAAATGCCAAATCGTACGAGGATTTTTCATTACCTAAAAACAATCGTGGAATAATTTCATCAACATCATTTTCTGATCCAATTGGTGGGTTTACCATTTAATATAGTTATGCACAAGATAATTACTTGTTATGTGATTAATATCTGGAACCATAATTTATATTAAAATTTGTGTTCATATTGAACCTAGAATCATCATGAAACCTTGTAAAGTTTCTACGTCCTCGTCCTGGCCCAAGCCCATGCCCACGCCCACGCCCCAGTTGAATCCTTCCCAAACTATCAATGCGATACATATTATAAAGTATGACTTCAAATTGATTGAAAGCTGCATCATAATCGGCAACAATGTCATCCGCTTTATTTTCTAATATGTCCTTCTTCTTTTTGATCAAATTATCAACTTCACTTGTTTGCCTGATCATGAATTTAAATTCCCTGAGTTCGTTTTTTGATTTAGCCTTCTTATTTTCCTTAAGTAAATTAATATGATTCGCTACAATACTACCTTGTTGCATTGCCATTATTATTATTTTATGTATTAGTCTTATTGCAACTATACTACGTTGTCTAGATATTTTATTGATAACATATACAAGAATATTGTCAAGTCTCAACACAATTTCAAATCAGAGAATGCACATTGAATACAAAAATACCGCACCCTTTGTATCAATATGGATAAAATAATATAATAAATAAAAGTAGATATAGAAGCCATTTGAGTTTGAATTCAATAATCAAATTGAATATATAACATTATCAAAATCTTCCAAACATATAGAGTAATATAACAGTAGTGGATATCGAGGCTAATTAAAGAATTTTTAATTGTAATTTTGTAATTTTTTTTGAATGTAATTATTGAGAATTTAAAGGATAAAAAGTTAAGTGCGTTTATTACTTAAACAAAACACTACTTTGTTATAGTATATCCTAAATACGCATATGCCTAGACAAAGCAAAAAAGAAGTTAGTGCCTCAATCTCAAACCAAACCCCTTCAGTTCCCGCTCCAGTAGAAGCTTCATCAGCAGTAGAAAGTAAACCTGCTACTAAACGTGGAGGAGCTGGTAAACGAGAAGCCAAGAAAGATTTAGTTTCTGAAGCACCCGTTGTTGCCTCATCAACTGTAGCCAGTTCTATTTCTGATTCTTCAGCTGATGGTGCTTCGGTTGATGATGTAAAAAAAAATAAGAAATTGCGACATTTTAGATTAATCACTAATGAAATTGACCCAGACACCAAAAAGATTATTGCCAAAGGTAGATACAGTGGTACTAAACCAAAACAAGCTGCCAACAAAGCATACACGGCAATAATCAAGAAATTAACAGAAGAAAATGGTGGTGTTGTTCCTTTGGATACTTTCACTGAATTCAAAATTATTGAATCAACAAGAGCTAAGAAACCCGAAGCTGTTTCCGTTGCCGCATCTGCTTCAGTTGAAGAAGGTGGTGCCTCGGTTGCCGAAAGTTCTCGACAAGTTAAAAAAGCAAATAAAAAGAAGAATAAGAATAAAGGTAAAAGTGTTTATTCATACAAAGGTCAACGAAAGAAGTTGACTCAACAACAAGCTGTTACACTAAGAGACAAAAAGAAATTCTTAGGATACATAACTGTAACTAAAGAGAAAACTGACAAACTCACCGGTGCTGTAACCATTGAAACTAAACAGAAGAAGGATTATGCCCCTCTTCTCGAAGAAAAAGAGGTTGAAGAAAACGGTGTGATGGTTAAAAAAATGGTACCCAAGACTGTTGTTTATGGTTACAAGAATGATGTTAAAAAATTAAAGGGTGAAAAGAATGTGATAAAAGCTGATGATGTTGTTGAAGTTGAAGAGGAAGGTGAAAAAGGTGCTTCTGATGGTAAAAAGAAAGGTAAACGATCAGGTGCCACAGGTGAAGGTTCCAATGGAGGTAAACGAGCAAAAGCTGTTGCCAAAGAAGTTAAAGCCAAGGAATCAAAATCTAAAAAACCAACTAGTCCAGCGGCTGTAGCTTCCTCTAGTTCTTCTAGTTCTCCATCCTCAAGTGTAAGTACTAGTACTAGTGACGCATCTGCATCTTCAACGGCTTCCGCTTCTGGATCAAAATCTCGAAAATCTAAATCAAGTGCTACATCAAGTGAAAGCGCTAGTGCAAGTGCAAGTACTTCCAGTCCAAGTACTGGCGTAAGTGCTGGTTCAAGTTCTACTTCTAATAAAGGTGTAAAAAAAACTAGTTCAGCATCTTCCACTTCTCCTGCGACTTCGACCTCCACTTCTTCTAGTACTCCCAGTTCATCTTCAAAAAAAACAACTGGTGCTGGAAGTAGAGGACGTAAATCTGAAGTTACCCCTTCGGCCACAGCTTAAAAAATAACAGCTTATAATTAGTAGGAGTTTAAATAACCAATGGATAAACTACTTCAAGATAAAGTATGTAACAGAATAATATAACTAAAATTTCACCGATTTTACTGTGTAAAGGATGTGTCTTATTAAATAAATCTTCTTTTTTGTATAGTTCATAAATAAAGAAAGGTAACAGATTAATAGTTACTAGTTTATAGAAATCACTTTTTGACATTTTATTTTTTTTAACTTTGAGCTTTGGATTTATAAATTCATATCCTAATTTAACGATAACGAGCAAACAAATTAGTATTATTACATAGTTAATAAAATCACTCATGACAACTACAAATATACTACAGGTAAACACAAAAAAATATATTAGCCTATACATATAATGATTAATTGGAGAACAAATAAGGCGCAACGCAACCCAAATGGAGATCCAAATAATAATTTTAAAGATTCCCAAGCACCTTCCGATTCGAATCAAATACCAATAGCAGTTAGTATTGCTTCACCTATTCCCTATGGAGAGTTCAAGGCAAATGGATCAGTTCCAGATGTAAAAATCGAACAAGCACAATCACAACCACAACCACAATCCCAACCCCAGCCCACATCACAACAACATAATGATCAAAATTCCAAATCCTACAACAAACAAGACAGTTTTGGTTTAGTGTACAACTCAGACAAACAGGATATCTTGGAAATGGCAAATGAATACAAAATTAAAAAAAATCCTTTTAATAAGAATAATGTTTTGGTTAATAACGATAATTCTTTATACACACACGGATCAATCAGAGATAAAAATAAAGAAATTAAAAAGAAAGAATTAACAAAAAAGTTCTTCAATGTTAATAATATGTCAAGTGAAAATATTAGAGATTATTATTCCAATGTGCTAGACAAAAGCAGTGTTTATGTCATGTATGACGGCAACAAATTTGTTTTCCGTGATTACAATAAGGCCTACATGGGTTACTTCTCAATTATCGAAATAATTCGATACATTATTGGTAAAGATGATAAAGAGAACTATTTCATCCATAAAATTTATGGAATTAAAACATTGAATCCAAAAATTTACCGTGATTCTAAAAAATTAATTAAGAACTTTTTACTGGTCAGAACTAATAATCCATCTTATGGTATTGAATGTAATAGTATCAAATTACATAATTTTAAGGATTCTCCGTTCATGGCAGATCTGCAAATGATTATTCATTTGAATAATGACATATTGGAATTTGAAAAAGCATTCAATGTAATTTACCAAGATTATTTAGCTCAAACACGACAAAATCAAATACAAAATAAATTTAATCAACTGCAAGGTCAAACGGTACAAAATAATAATGTAGTTTGGTTCGGTGACTCTAATCCTCCTCAAGTCCAGGGTCAAATTCAAGTGTTGCCACAACAACATTCAATGCAATTACCACAGGTTGATGTAAAAAAAATAAAACTTTTAATTAATGAACTAATTTACGTTATGTTAGTTTACACAATTAATTTAATCGCAATAGTCAGTTTCAAAATTAGTAAAATTGTAATTACTAAAGATAATCAACATAGAGTCAATAAAATTAAAAATACTTTATTTCTTTATTCACAACAAATAATGACAAAAATATCATATTACACTAAAGAAACATTAATGATCGTCAAAAACGAACAAGAAAATCTAGAAAAGCTTTTACAGGAAGCGAATAGACTTAAACATAAAATATATGATAAAATAGAGACTTGTGGTTTATTTAACGATACTACAGAAACTTCAGTTCAAAATAATCAACAACTACAAGCACAACCACAAGTCCAACCGCAACTGCAAACGCAACTACAACCGCAACTGCAAACGCAACTACAACCGCAACCGCAAGCGCAATCATCACTTTTACTGCAACCACACATCCCTCAAATGCAACAATACAAACTTCAACCACAACCACAACCACATGCACAACAACAACACCTCCAACAACACTTTCAACCACAGCCCCAACAACAGAACTACCAAGTACAACAATTATTTAAACCAGAAACATTGGAGCCGCAACAACAAAACGACACACAACCTCTAATAGTTCCATCATTAATTAATGTACAACCATATTCAAACAATAACGTACAATTGCCTCCTTTAAGAATACCAGATTTGTCGTCTAAACCGTCACAAAATAGTTATGGTCTAGTTCATGTTAAACGTGAATAAATAAATTGAGTGATCTGAATGCTTAAATTTATCTGCAAGTCTAGTATATACCTACGAAATCTCGGAATATGCAGTGTGTGTTAGATAATTTGGTAAATAATAACCAGTGTTTCAAGGAAAACTCAAGTAGTGATTCCTTAATAAATAGTAATGATGAGGATTTCGATAATGATGATCAAGGTATTAGATTGGCCGTTGAAACAGTGGGCCGTGCAAGAAAACCCGTTACAAATATAAAAAAAACAATTGATCGAGTTCCTAAAAAAAATACTGGTTCAAGAAAACCTAATGTAAAAACAGCTCCAAAGAAGACCAATGCAAGTGTAGAAAATATATCAACTCAATCAACAGAATCATCATTGCAAGATGATAATGAAATTATAAATACCTTTTTGATTTATCAGTTGAATAAAGAATACTCTAGATATTCGAATATTATTTTAAAACTTGAGAACCATATTGATACATTGCACAGTTTACATATTATTGATTACAGTAGTCGCAATTGTTATTTGAAAATACTGAATAATATTATTAAACTTCTAAACTTGACTTACAATGATAATTTAAGGGAACTTGATGATAACATAAAATTATTAAATAAATCAACATTACCTTTTAATAATTATTTCACGAATCACATTTTAACTCAATATAAGTTATTAGGTGACAATATTTATGATTACGCTTACGACTTGTATTCTAATTATCGAGTTGCAACAGCTGCTGGCAGTAATTATAACTCAAATGACAACGCACTTTTACAAGATAATTTGAATAAGCTGGATAAATTTCATAATGTGATGGATGTAATATTGAAGGATGTGTGTGCAAAAGTTGGTTTTAATTCAATTAAATTTGCATGTACTTTACTTGGTTTGACTAAAGAATACAACCCAGAATTATTCACATTGTACAATAAAATATTTGTACCTTTGAATTACAGTATTGTTAAACAAAGTGAAATAGGATTTATTAACTCAGAAACAGGCTTTGACATAAATTTAACATCAAGTAGTTTAAAATATGATATGTTAAATGAATATGGCAGGTTGTATTTAAAACATGGGGTACAAGATACTTATTATGTTTTAGATGGATACTTCAAAATAGATTGTTTGGGAACGGTGAGAAAGACGTGTCAAATTAATTATCCGACACTCTTTGATAAAATTGTAACAATTGAAATGCAGCTTAAAAGTAATTTAATTCCAGAAACGTTCTATAAGAATTACATTAAAAATAATACGGTAGCTTGTATTCTAATTAATGATATTAATACAGTTTGTGATCGCATTATTGATCAATATAATACGTACAATACTATTCATAATATGACATTAACAGAACTTATTAATTATATTGAAAGCATTGATGAATCTAATATTGACAAGTTCTATGAAACTGTTAAACTTATATTACTTAAAGCTCAAATACTATCTTGCGAAGCACAAGATGAATTACAAAAAAGTGAAAGTGATAATTCAACAAAAGATAACAACATTACGATTCCACAATCAAAAATCACATTAACTGAATTCATTGCACCAATGTTTGAAGCAATGAAAATGAACACTAGTTTTCATGATAAAGAGTTGCTGGAAGTACTTTATAAATATTTTAGTTTTGAACATCAGTTGAAACTAAAAAGTTTGATAAATAAAGACACGTATAATGGTAATCTGACATCATCAAATAATTCTAATTCAAATAATAACGAGAATGATACTAAAAAGAAAATCAAAGACCACAAATATATGCCAGAGAAAGTTAAAAAATGTGCTATTGAAAAGCTAAAAGAAATGAAGTCGGGTAATGGTAATGAATACTATAAACAATCCATGTACATAAAAACATTATTGAATTTTCCATGGCCAACACCTCATGATGATCAAATATTTACTAATTTAAAAACCAATAATACAATCAAAGAGTATTTAAACAGTGTGATGATAAATTTGGATGAAATTATTTATGGTCATTTGGAAAGTAAGAAATCAATTGTTGAATTAATAGGTAAATGGATAAGCAATCCAAATAGTTCTGGTTACAGTTTTGGTCTTTGTGGTCCTCCTGGAATTGGTAAAACTTTATTTGCAAAAGCGATAGGTAAAGCAATGGGTATTCCTTTTGTTCAAATAACTTTAGGTGGGCAAAATGATGGTGAATTATTGCACGGTCATGGTTACACTTACAGTGGTTCTCAACCAGGAATGATAATAAAAAAAATGATTGAAGCGGGTAATTCAAGATGTATTATGTACTTTGATGAATTGGATAAAGCTTGCAAGAAACATGACAGTAATGAAATTTTTAACATACTTGTTCACTTGACGGATCCTAATACCAATACTCAGTTTCAGGATAGATTTTTCCAAGAAATTAACTTCCCATTGAATAAAGTTTTATTTATTTTTTCGTACAATGACGATAGACTTATTGATAATATTCTGATGGATCGTATTAAAAAATTAGAAATTAAGCCATTTAAAATTCATGACAAGAGAGAAATTATTAAAAAATTCATATTACCAGAAATGTGTGAATCAATTAATATTGAGACAGATAGTATTATGATAGATGATAATAATATTAATTACATTATTGAGGCATATACCAATGAACCAGGTGTGAGAGATTTGAAAAGAGCTTTTGAAAGAATATTTTTGAAACTTAATATCGATAAAATTTATAGCACAAATGTATTCAGTGATACTACAAATAACAGCATCGTTCTTTCAAATAAAGTAATTAAAGAGTATTTGGGAGAACCACACAATGATGTTGAAATAATTCATGACGATGATTTAATTGGTGTAATAAATGGACTTTATGCAACTGATTCAGGCAGAGGAGGAATTTTACCAATTGAGGTGTATTACAATAAAATTGGTGCTGAAGTCACCACTAATTTAACAGGATCTCAAAAACGTGTAATGAGAGAATCAGTGAAAACGGCTTATACAGTGGCCACAAATATTGTGAAATCCGATAAATTAGAAATTCATAATAAAATAAATCCTTATGGGTTACATATACATACTCCAAGTTGTGCTGTACCTAAAGATGGACCTTCAGCTGGCGCAGCATTCACTATTGCAATAGTATCGAGAATTCTATCAAAAAAAATAAGAAGAGATGTTGCAATTACTGGTGAAATTAATTTAAGAGGTAATATTACTAAAATTGGTGCATTGGTTTATAAGCTTAATGGTGCTAAAAAGGCTGGTGTTAAATTAGTACTGGTTAGTGAAGAAAATAAAGAAGATTTAAATACAATACTCAAGGATGACTCTACTTTATGTAACGATGATTTCAAAGTAATCTTAGTTTCAAATATTATTGATGCATTTAAATATACAATTATCGATTTTGATTTAGCTGATTATGCTTAATTCTGTTATAAACAGCTTCGAATTTGGCAGGAATTGGCATGTTTTCAATAATATCAGCAATGTCTCTAGCTAATATTTTACTGGCTTCAGTATTAATGACAATTGCTAAATATGGTGACATTTTTTTATAACATTTATCTACAGTGCTATGAGCCATATATGAATTAGAAGCAATATCTTCAATACTCACAGGTAGCTTATAAGAACTGACAATTATGTATGTTGCTGTTGCTGCTAAAGTTTGAGGTGCCGAATTGGAACTTGCATACAGTATTTCAATATTTTTACATGTCGAAACAATTACATCACGATAATTATCAGGAATTTTCAAATTTTTGCATAGTCTCGGTACTAAATCATGCGGTACGGGTTGATCAAGTTGAGCATCTATTTCAGACTCTCTTATGATTTCCAAGTACAATTTCTCTCCCTTAGTGAAAGCTTTAATGTCAACATTGCAAAGTTGTGCTATTTTGTATTTATTATGTGTATCTCCGTGCATACTGCAAGCTTTAAGTAAGCAAATTGCAACCATTACACTTTGTTTATCTTCTCTATTTATTTTCCTTTTATTAGCTTCATCTACTTTCTCACTATTAACACATTTTTTTAAGTTCAAATATAAACTTTTAGTTGTATCTTCTATTTTTTTCGAAAAGCTTGCTCTATTGCACACTTCTCGGATTTGTTTGTATGACTTGAGTATATTTTTTTCATCCGCAGTCATTGTTGTATTCCACAAATTAAGTTTGTTCATTAAATTAAATGCACTTGTTCCCACAACATTAGTATTAACGTATCCTGAAAACATTGATGTGCTCACTAATGTGTAACCTGCATTTGGTGTAAAACTATTGTCTTCTTTTCCGAATGTTCTATTCTCCATATGATTATCTAATTTTATTGATATTACTCTCCCGCAATTTATACATATTATTTTACCTTCAATTACCTTGATTCCATTTGAATCATTATTGCATGACGGACATTGCTGTTGAAATTTCTTAATTGTTAAAACATCAAAATGATCTCTATCACTATGTTTTTTATTACTTAACAAGTTTGCTTGTTTATGTTTGATCAAAGGTCGCACTTGTAATTTTAAACCTTGATCAAATGTAGTTGCAGAAGAATACGGTTTTGTAATCGAGTTTGATACCCTATTTGGTTGTGTTCCAAGTTTGAAATGTACGGTTTTAGGCGTTTGATTTTCAATTATTGGTAATGATTCCAAATCTGTGTTATTGTCGTTGTCGTTGTCGTTGTGGTTGTCGTTGTCGTTGTCGTTGTCGTTATTGTTTGTATTGGTTTCGATATAGGTGTTGTTTGATGATTCATTTTTGTTTGTCATGTCTTCTACAAATTCAAACAACATCTCGTCAGTATAATGTCCCAAATATAAGTCATTTTGTTGCGTCTTCATAAGGTAGCTTTATACTGTCTTGGATGTTTAGGTATATTTTAAACTTTATAATAATTAATCATTTTTAACGCGAACTTGTTGGTACAAAATTGAAAAAATTTAATCTAAACTATTATAGTCTAATAAATCAATGACACGCTATTATCCTGATAATAACAAAAAATTCATGCATAAATCAATAATAAGTCGAAATATCATCGACATATCTGAAATAATAGAAAAGGTTAATAATAAAAGTTCATGCATGTCTCAAATGTCAATGTATGAATTTTCTTACTATTATCGTGAACTCGTGATTTATGAGGAAGAAATAACCAAAGAAATACAACGTATTGGTTCAAAAAATACAAATAATAAATATGGGAAAACAGGTATTGCTCGTGATGACGTAAATCTTCATAATCTTGTCACCAGACGAAACTTTATTGCCAAAATAACTGATGCTGTTATCGAAATGAAATAGCCAAGTTATATTCGAGCAAATTATTTAATTTATTTAATATAATTATAAAATTATGGTTCGTGCAAGATCAAAAACATCTAAACTATTAAATAGTGTCCTGATAATTTTACTCATGCTTATGATCGCGGTCAGCATACCTCAAATAGGAATTTTGGCTGCTGGTTTATTAATATTATTACTTTCTGCGTGGCTAATTTATTACAACAGTATTTCATATGATAGGTTGTATATCAGTACTGATGTAAACAATAGATTACAATAATTTTATTCTGATTCATAAAATATTTCTTCAGTCTCCTCTCCAGTTGTATTACAAGATTCAAGTGAAAACTTTTTTTTATCTAAATTTTTTTTAAGTCTTTCGAATAATTCTTGATATTCTATTTTAACATTCACATCAGGTTCATTGTTGCTTTGTTGCAAGTCTTCATGTGTATCAAAAGATGCAGGATCATATTCTTCCCACACTTCTTCATCAACAATTTCCGTAGTGGTATCTTCATCGGAATCAAAAATATTATTGTCATCAGCATACAATGGTTTTCTCTCTTTGCATTTTCTTGTTTTGATTGTTTTACCCACTTTTTTAATATTACAATCTTTTGATTTAATATTTGCATCTTTTGTTATTAAAGTACTTGTTTTAACAAGTTTAATTTGCAAATAATTAATATTCTTAGGTAATAGTTTTTTGATAGTGCTTAAAGTTGCATTTGATCCTTCTTTATCTATTATATTTTTTATAGTATCAATTATGTCTTCTGTTAAATTAATTTTACTAAAATCAATACTCATTCCTTGTTCATATGCTTTAACAAGGTGATTTTCTATTGTAATTGTTTTGACATTTGCAGTTTTGGCAATTTGATCAATTGTTGTTCCTTCATTAAACATTCTCACAGTATCCGTGTATTTATGTTCAATTATTGATTTTTCAATATCATCGTTTGAAGGTTCAGGGATTGTTGTGAGACATGTGTTCGGTCTTATTGTAACTTGCGGATGATATTTTTTTAATTCTTCGGGCACTGGCAAAATCATTGAATCTGTACCTTTACGCAACCATCGTGTACCTTCATCAGTTAAAGTAAGTATACAGCCTCTTCCTCCAGTAATCGTGTACTGTTTAAGATATCCATGGTTCACTAACAAATCAATAAATGATTTCCACCATTCAAGTTTCATATTTTTACCTTTACCATACTCATTAATTTGTGTGTGTTTTTTAAGAATTTGCGATGACTTGGATCCTCGCAAAATATTACAAATCATTCCGGCGCCGTATGAGTTTCCTGTTGCTCTGACAACTGCAAGTAGTAATTTGGCATTATCAGAAAAATCTACGGTAATTTTAGGAGAATCAGTGCAACAGTTATCACAAAGACCACAACAAGGAGTATCATAATCTTCACCAAAATATCCAAGTATCATTTTCCTTCTACAACCAGTAGTACTAATAAATCTTTTTACAGAAGCAAGTAAACTCATTTTATAGTCACGAAATGTTTCATCCTCAATCTTATTTATTATGTAATGATCAATTTGTAAATCTTTGTTACTTTTAAACATAATACAATTTGCCAAAATGCCATCTCTACCAGCTCGACCTATTTCCTGATAATAGGATTCAAGATCCATTGGGACACAATAATGTACCACAGTTCTTATTGGTTTATCGATACCCATCCCAAATGCAACAGTTGCCACCACACAATCAATTTCATTTCTAATAAATTTATTATGCACATTACTTTTATCTTTAGGATCCATACCGGCATGATATGAATCACAAATAATTCCATTTTGTTTTAATAACTCATTGATACTTTCAGTATTACTTCTTGTACCACAGTATATTATTACAGGTTTGTTATTTTCCTCCACTATTAATGGAACAATATCTTCCAATGGATCGTCCGATTTAGTTCTTACGGAAATGAATAAATTATCACGATTAAATGTTGTTTTAACAATTAACGGATTCACAAGTTGCAAAGTATCAATAATGTCATTTTGTACTATTTCTGTGGCAGTTGCTGTCAAAGTTATTATTGGTAAACTTGGACACCATTCTTTCAAACATGATAATTTTTTATAATCCATTCGAAAATCATTTCCCCAAGAGGAACAACAATGTGCTTCATCCACTGCAACCAATAATAATATTTCATCTTTATGTAATCGTGTAACTAATGCTTTTTGTTTTATTAAGTATTCGGGTGTTGTATACAACAATCTGTATTTGTTTTCTTTTACTTCTTGCAATACTTTACACTTTTCCGAATATTCCATTTCACTATTAATACAACATGCGGGTACACCAGCCTGTAGCATTTTAATACATTGATCATTCATTAATGAAATTAACGGAGAAATGACTATTGATAATTTATCAGTGCAAATGGCTGGGAATTGAAAACATAAACTTTTACCTGCTCCAGTAAACATTATTGCACATACATCTCTACCATCAAGTATTGTTTTAATAATTTCTAATTGTTTATCACGGAAATTATCATATCCAAAAACACTTTTAAGCGTAGCTTTATACTTTTGATCTTGTTCAGACATAATATGACTTGTATTCTTGTATGGATTATAAAATATTTATATATTTCATGTCCGTATGTATCTAAGATATCATTTTTAAACCTGATAACCTTTAACATAATGTATTATCCTCTTTTGACTGCCTTCATGAAGTAATTTTCTTGATACTTTTCTTCCTTGAGGATCTTTATCTTGTTGATAAACTAAAAATAATCTATCATAATCTTCAGGGGATTTAAATCTTTTACTCACAATTCCCAATTTAATACCTCGCTTTTTATTGTAATCACTCCAAATCAAATGTCTTGTTGCTTCATAAATTTTTTTAATTTCAGAATCCTTTAAATTTTTGACTAATCTAAAAGGTGAAATCTTAGCCAACCACAAGAGATCTGCTCTTAGATAATTTCCAATTCCAGATATTATTTTTTGATTAACTAAAACATTACCGATCGGTTTGTTTAAATTATTATCAAGTAAAATTCTCTCTTTAAATTCACTTAAACTTGTTCTAACATTCATAATGTCTGGTCCTAAAGTACTCAAACGCTTTTTAAAATCATTCAAGTTAGTATAAACACTAATAGTGCCATAACTCATTGCATCATAAAAACCAATAATCCCAGTGTTAATTTTCAGACTCAATCTCATGTGTTTGTAAGAACTATTTTGAAATTTAATTATATCGTACTTTTCTTTAATGTCAATAATTTTATCATTTTCACTGAATATCTTCGGGAATCTAAGTTGTTTATCGGTTTTATAAAAGAATCCACCAGATAAACCTAAAGTAAAACACAATGTCACATTATTGTTAAATTCAATCCATAGTAATTTACCTTTAGTTCCTACATTGATGACAGTTAAAGGTAATTTTTTAACCAATTCTTTATAGCCCGCGAACGGGCCATGTTTTTTATATCTACCTGCATGAATTTTAATCTCTGTGACACGTTTTCCAAGTAAATATATTTTAATAAAATCCGCATACTTCTTCACTTCAATAACTTCCGGCATTGTGTTATGAGTTTAATATATCCCTACCGTGATAAAAAATGAATTTTCCAAATAATAATGATTATTATTATTCAAAATTGCAAGTATTTAAACATTAGTTTTAAAAATTAATGAGTGAAGATGCAAATCAGTATTATCTCAATACTGTTAAAATTATTAAAGATGTTGTCAGAATAGTTCGCAAAGACACTATTAATGGTGGTCAGCGTTGGTGTATTTTACCTGTAGTTAATAATAATACTCTGGATCCATGGAGATACAATCTTAATCCTGCAACATTAGGTATGGGGGCTCGTGCATATGGTCAAAACAAAAGTAAATGGCAAGTATCTTTTGACAAACAAAAATCTATGTACTATTGGAAGCTCATTGATAAAAATTCTGAAGAAGAGAAAGATCGTCTGTTAAAAAAACTTGAAAACAGATTAAACGAATACATGTCAATTTTTAAAGAACCTGAAGTAGTTGATATGGACGATGTTCATGCATCCTCTAAAATATGTTTTACCTTAAAAACTTATGGAGTTGTATTCTTAAAACACAGGACCAAGGAGATGATTGATATTGCTAAAATTAAATTATTGAGAAACATATCAATGTATCTTTTTGATTCACAAGATCCTCGTGATAATAAAAAATTCTTAAAGAAATTTAACAAGATTAAAAAAGAATATCCTGATTATGAATATTTGGACGTTTGTTATGCGGCATTGAGTGTATACATTAACAAACAAAATGGTTTTGTGGGTAAAGGGTCATTCAAGTTACAAGAAATTAAGGACAACAAGTTTAATATCATAGAATCTAAATCCAATAACGTATCTTTAATTAACTTGAATACAAATTTTGTTCATCAAGAATGCTTGAGACTTTTATCATCATTAAATATTTGGCATCTTATTAAAGAAGTGTCTTTGGAGTATTTTGCATCAGGCATCGGTTGCAATGAAGGAGTAAGTATAGATTATCCTCATTTAGTATCCCAAAAGAGTGACATTATTCTCAAGTATTATGAAACTAAAATTAAAAACAAATGTAAATTACCAAATCTACAAACTATTCATACCTCATTAAATAATAATAATACTGATGAAGATGCGAATATTTATAATAATATTAGAGATAACGGAGCAATTAATATTTCAATAACTGAACAAGACAACAGTGCTATTCATATGGGTTGGATTCTATTTTCTAATCAAGAACCTATTAGGAAATTAATAAACAAATATTTTTGTAGATACCGATCTACAAGTTTGGTTAAATTTAATAAAATAATTATGAGATATTGGAGAACACAAAGTAACGGTATTACATTGTATAGTTCTCACGTTCACATGTATGAGGCAATACCACATAATATGCTAAATAATCAAAAAATACTCTTGCGAACACACCTAGTTGCTTCAGAATATAACAAGTTCTCCTTTAGATTTTTAATGCAGGTATCAAGCCTATTGTTGCAATCAATGGAAACTATGGAAAACTTTGATAGATTATCAAGAGCTGCAATATTGGAAGGATATTTCGAACCAGTTATTATCAATGGAAATAATAAAGAAAAAAGAAGAGTGAGTAATTATGAAAAAGTATTATTCAATAAATTATTAAATTCACTTGATTGGAAATATCTTTGTGTTCTGGAAGATGAAAAAAACTTAAATACGAGTTCAAATACAGTCATGACAATACAAGAAAAACGTAAAGAAGAAGATCTTAATGAAAATAAAATAAAAGAGAGCAAAGATAATAAAGTACCTAAATATAAAATATTTGTTATGGAGTTGCCTAAAGACATAAAAGAAATGTATGGTATTTACAACTATTAATTTTTTATCTTGGTTTTAACTTGTGAACTTGCTGTTTTTAACTTGTGAACTTGCTGTTTTTAACTCGAATCTTAATTGCAATATTCATACCCATAAGTTCTTGGAATAGAATTTTACAAGCATAAGGAATACAAATTTTAGAGATATCTGTACTATTTTTACAGTTTGGACACATGAAAGTATCTCTGGATGTTACATATGGTAATGAATTTCTATTTTTGACACGTTGTGCAAAGAAACCACAATTGTCACAAATAGTTGTGTAATATTGATCAGCAGTTTCTAACATTCTTTCTTTTAAGAATTGAGCCAATCCGTGAGCAATCACACAATCACGTTCCATTTCACCGAAACGTAAACCACCATCTCGACTTCTACCTTCTGGTGCTTGACGAGTCAAAATAGTAACAGCTCCTGTGGATCTAGAATGTATTTTATCGGATACCATATGTTTCAGTCTTTGGTAATAAGTAGGACCAATGAATATTGTGGATTCAAGTCTTTTACCTGTCATGCCATTGTATAAATATTCCTCACCTTCTCTGTTGTAACCTAATTCTTCCAAAATATCTTTAATTCTTTCAATATCCCAATCTTGGAAAGGTGTACCATCAGTTTCATGACAACGTAATGCTGAAACTTTACCAATTAAACATTCAATTAATTGTCCTATTGTCATACGAGAAGGAATAGCATTTGGGTTTACAATAATATCCGGAGATATTCCGTCTTTAGTAAATGGCATATTGGCTTGACGATAAGTAATACCAATAGTACCTTTTTGACCATGTCTGGAACAATTACCTGTCCAAACTGGTTTAAAGTTTTTACGAACCATAAAGACATGAGTCGGTACTTCTAAACAATATACTGGACCTTTGTAATCAATTAATGTTTCTGTTTGTTCATTTGAATATACATATGGATCAAATACAGTACACTTTGGATTAAAATCCGTATAATCTAATAATGTTACACAGTACGTTTCTTCATTTTGATCAACATGAGATATATATCCTGCATGCAAACATAATCGCTGAATATCATCAACCAATCTCTTATTTTTTGTATTAAACTCAAAATGATATTCAAAAGTGTACATTGTGCCTTGACCATATTTAGCAAGTATTGCATGTACATACACTTGAGCATGCGATTGTGGTACTGACCAAATCCAACTTGGCAATGTTAAATCATCATTTGTTGTATCTTTTTGTTTTATTATATTTTTAATTTCCTTATTTCTTTGTTTATTGCAAATATAACCTTGGTCTTTATTATTATACATTGCATCTTTTTTATAACTAACTTTTTTGCCAATAATATCTTTTGCATTGATTAATTCAAAATATTCCTTACCTTCAAATTTAACATACATTTGATGATCCAATGTTACAGTCAAATCAACTTTATCAGATTTAACTTGATATAATTTACCTTCGTAATTCAAATGAATGATATCCAAAGGATTAACATAATTTAATCTTACACCATCCTCTAAAACAGCAACCAAATGATTTTTAGTAACATTTTTTATTGGGATCCAACCAAGAGTAGTTAATACCTCATGTTCATCAGTGAGACAAACTTTATCACCAATATGAGGTCTTCTTTCACTTCGCACACTAATTCTTGTCATTTCATAATCTTCAGCATTGTAAATTTTAGTTGCGACCTTATTAATGACTCCGGGTACTAATGATTTATGAGCTTCTGATGCATCCTTGTATTTTTTGCCGTATTCACTGGATTGTTGTATACTAGAAATTTTACCAATTATAATATCACCCGTAACAATATGAGTTTCTTCTGGTGCATAACCTAATTCATTAAGTTTATCATAAGTTGTATATTTCATACCTGACACTTCTGCTGGATCAGGTTTTGTAAACATATCTTCTTTGCTTGTTTCTTGATTTTTTCTTATTTCAGAACTGTGTTTTTTAAGAGTCATTGATCTGAAGAAACCACGATCAATTGCACTTTGATTAATCATTACAGAATCTTCTTGGTTGTAACCGGAATAACACATTATTGCAACTACAGCATTCTCACCAGCCGGTATTTGATCAGTATTAGTGTATTTAATATTTCTTGAAGTAATTAAAGGTTTACTTGGATGATACAATATATAACTACTGTCAAATCTATCACGATAATTTGTTGCATAAATACCCATGGCATGTTTAGCTTGTGAATACTGAAAGATATTACGAGGTCCTTGATTATGATTACAAAAAGGAATATTGGTAACTACTGCACCTAGTAATAATGATGGATGTATCTCACAATAATTATATTTATTAAATACATTTTCATCGTATCTATTCAATACAATGCCGTTAACATTAGTTGCAACAGGATCCTTATTCATTATTGCTCTATGTTTTGCTAGTTCGCTTGGGAACATTGAAATCAAAGAATTACTTTGTTCATCGACATCGATATATTCTACAACATCAGGATACTTCATTAAAAAGTCGTTCCATGACATTTTCTTATCAATATCTTCCAAATGTTCTTTCTTTAAGTACAAATTATTATTTTCATCAACTCGCAAAATTGGTCTAATCAAGCGTCCACTATCACAATTAATTCTAATATCATATTCTATTTCAGATCTAATTTCATAAGAAATTCCGGTATACATATCAATCTTCTTTCTTAATTTCATATCTCTTAGTTCCTTGACAAGTTCTCGGGGTTTTTTAGTTAATCCAACCCATTCACCATTCAAGTAAACTTTAACATACTTACCCAGTTTTTTATTTGACACGTCAGAAATACTAATTATTCTAGTACGCAAAATATTTCTCAAATTATTAATTTCATTTGGAAGCATTACCGTTAGTGATCCTATCAAAGAGAAATTCTTAATCATACCTACTTTATGACCTTCTGGAGTTTCAACAAAACATAAAAATCCGATTTGTGACGCATGCAATAATCGAGGTCCAGTAAGTTTACTTGTTGATGCACTGGATGATGGCGAATTGATCCTTCGTAGTGCTGCAATAGTTTGATTATATGACATTCTGGGCAACATCTGAGATACACCATCTTTTTTATCAAAGGTACCTCTTGCCAATGCGTTCTTAAATCCTTGCTCTATTACATTTGCTTTGATTTGGTTAATAATAATTTGTGGGGTTACATGACTAGTATTTCTTTTTCTAAAATATTTACTACATTCGCTAAGCATTTTCTTGTAGTTTTGTTTAAAAAGATCAAACAATAATTGTTCAGGAGCATCAATACGTTTATTTTGAAAACTATCACGATCGTCTGGTTCTATTCTTCCCAAAAAGCATTGTAGTAATCTATTAATCATTACACAAAACATTTTAGCTTTATCCACCAATGTACGATCATCCATATGCGGTAACAATTTAGTATGAAATAAGTGTAACAATTCTGTTTTCTTTTCCATATTCTTAATTTCTTGATTGTCTTCGGTGTATTTAAACCGCCTTGTAATTCTTATTTTGTTTGAAAGATATGTTAATGCTTCTTCTTGAGTGTATATTTTGTTATTAGATTCTTGTTTTGATCCTTCTAAGACCACACGAACTAAATTCATCATGTCAATATCATTATGATCAGTAATAATGCAATCTAAAATATCTCTATCACTCTCAATACCTAATGCTCTAATTAAAAAGATTACTGGTACTTCATTCAATATTGGGACTTTAATGGTTAAAATGCTTTCCTTTTTCAAAATAATATTTATAATTTGTCTAATATCTGTTGTGAAAGATCTTGAATTAATCTGCACCGTAAAAATATCAGCATTGGATTCCTTCTTTTTAAAAACTAATGGTTTGTTATCGACAAGTCTTTCTACCGGAATTAAATTCTTCTCTTGGCCGTTTATAATGAAATAACCTTTCGGATCAAATCTACATTCTTTCAACTCAAAATCTTTATTGATGTTACAAGTATCATATTCTGTACCTAACATGACAGGAATACCCAAAACCGGATACAAATAATCAGGTTGTCCTAAAGTTCTTGTTTCAATGCTTCCTGTTGTTATATCCAGTATCTCTTGTTTCTGAGTAACTGTACAAAGATATGATAGTTTAAAAGTTAAATTCTTAAGTCTAGCTTCCGAAGGAGAAATGTACTCACCAGTTTTCTCATTAATAGGTGGTCTTACTGATATGTCAGTATATTCAAACTTGTATCTGTAAATTTTAGTTCCTTCATCGTGATATTCAAAAAAGTAATGATTATCAGGATTTTTTAAAAAGTTCGGTATGTCTTCACCAATTAATCTATCGTATGAATAGATCAAATGATTGTACATTATATTTTTTTGAGTAAAGTACAGATCAATTAATTTGTACATATCCCTTAAATTATAATCATACTCTTTATCAGATGACTTTGTTGTAGTAGTAATAGCTCCAGCTCCACCATATCCAAAAATTGTTTGACTATCCTTAATATACATTTCTTAATTAGTGCTATACTTATACTTATACTTGTAATAATATATGTATATGTATATTATTTATGCGTAAAGTAGTTTCATTTCATTTTTTGATGGTCTAATAAAAAAATTAATAATCATATCAAGTCTCTTTAATCATATCAAGTCTCTTTAATCATATCAAGTCTCTTTTATTTTATTGATTATTCAGTGCATTTAGTAAACCTTTAACACTATTATATTCTTCATCAATATGATTCAAAAAGGTATTTGGATCACGAGTCAATGATTGTTGTTCTTGGCATAAAGCATTTTGGTAAACTTGTCTTGTTTCAGGGTTGCTTGCTTTAAAAATGTCATCGATGTTTTCAGCGGACAACAAACCCAAACTTTGGATATTATTTGCATTATTATTGTAATTGTAAGAAGTGGAATCAGTAACTGGTTCATTGTATACAGCCGGACGATCATAAACTGTCAAATAATTAATATCCATGCAAGGTCTTTCATAAGTATCAGAGCTTGAATAATTATAATTGCAAGCATAACTACTAATATTGTTTATATTTGTATTGTTATTGTCGTAATAGTGAGATGAGTTAGTTTGTTGTGTTGTCTGTTGTGTTACTTGTTGTTGTTGTTGTTGTTGTTGTTGTTCTTGAGTCATGCAATTATTAATAATTGTTTCAGTTGTTTTTTCAATGCTGCTTATTAATAAAATCACAAAATGATTCACAATATTATTCAACAAATAATCGGTTAAAATTAATATTTTAGCACTAATGAATTCGCATGAAGATATTATTTTACCCAACTTGCTTCCAGCTTCATTATTCATTAAAAAAGTAACTTCATTTATTACTTTATTCACATAATGAATTTGTAACGCTTTGTTCAAATAAATGTTGAATAAGTAAGTAAATTTTTTAATTTTATTGTCAATGGCAGGAGTAAACAATTCATAAAAGTAGTAAATATTATCATAATTCCACATCAGAGTCAGTGCTAAAAGTACTAAACATATTTTTAAGGTACCCATTAATCCCTGAGTAATGAGCACTGCAAAAGCAAATACGAGTAATGTAATATACTTGGTATCATTGGTAAAATTTCTCACTAAATAATAAAGTATTGGGAAGAAAATCAAGGTAGGAAACATTAACAAGACAATGAGCCAAATTGATACTTTTACCAAGTTTTGATTTTTGTTGTAAGTTTCAGACAACTGTTGAACAAAAGTTTTGGGGATATTATTTTGTTCTTGTTGTCGTTGTCTCTCTCTTTCCTGCATTATTTCTCTTGCTTTTTGTTGCAATAAACTTTTTTGTAAATCATTAAACACGCGAGGCTCTTGCATTGAGTATTCTAGTCTCAGTGTTATTTTAGTCGGAGCCCAGTAATAATTAATAGAAAAAATTAATTTCATTTTTATTCGCATCCAAGACAACACTGTCATGATTAAACTCATTGACATCCAGCTCTTTAAACATATCACTAATAGTATCTCCAGTTATTAAACATTTAATTACATCTCCAAGCAATTTGCAAACATTAACCTTAATAATTTTATTGCATTGCTGCATTTTGTTTTGAAGAGGTAATGTATTGGTGACTATTACTGATTTAATCAAAGCGCAATTATTAATTCTACTGACCGCTTCACCAGATAATACTGCATGAGTAGCTATTATTATTGCATGGGATATTCCAGTGGTGGCAAGTGAATTGACAACACTTACCATAGTACCCATTGTGTCTACTATATCATCAATAATAATAGCTATTTTACCTGTAGGATCTACATTTTGTGTAACAAGTGTAGAAGATTCCACAGCACTTATTTTAGTATAATCTCGTTGTTTATCAAATAACATTACAGGCATTTTTAGTACACTGGCATATGCATTGACACGTTTATTGGATCCTGCATCGGGAGATACAAGTACATATTGATTACTATTCTCACCACTCAAATATAGTTTCTTTATTACTCGACAAAACAAATGCATCGCATACAAATTATCAAAAGGTACATCAATAAATCCTTGAAGTTGACCAGCATGTAAATCTACAGTGACAACGCGACTAACATTTTGAGATTTGAGCATATCACAAATTACTCTTGCACCAATGCACATTCTTGATCTATCTTTTTTATCAGCACGAGAATATGGAAAACATGGAATAATACAAGTAATACTTTTAACAGAGGATAATTTAGCAGCATTACAAATTAATAATAGTTCCGTCAAATAATCATTGACTGATTTGTCATCATCTTTAACCGGAGACTGTATAATTATAGCTCTCTTATTTCTAATATTCTCTTCCATCCTCACATCAATTTCCGAATTACCAAAAGTACGAATATTAAGATCAACAGATTTAACTCCCAAATACTCTTCGATTTGTTGTTTTAATTCAGGATGAGAAGTTCCAAATATAATCGCGTATTTATTCCACTTAATAGAGGTCATAATGAATTATTTCAAAGTTATCCCAGTTTAATTAATACTGTGCCACCAAACTTCATTTTTTATTAGTTAAGGTATTATGTACGTATTTAATTTATCATATCATCGTAACGCCACTACAAGTTTTCATAATTATATGGAAAGAATGGGTTTAAAATCATTGCATAACGTTTCCATCACACTCAGAGAGGTTACAGGAGTATCTAATAATATTTTAACCCCTGAAGATTGGAAATTACCAATGTATAATGCCAATGAATTTATTGGAAAATATTCAGATAATTTAATTAAATTTATTAAAGAATCAAACCACAATGCTTTCAGTGATAATCCATATCCTTTGTTCTATAAACAACTTGTTGCAGCGTTTCCTGATGCTAAATTTATAATATTCAAAAGAGATGCTGAAAAATGGTTACATTCCATTAATACATATTTTGGTAAATCATGGACTCATTTTAGAAGAATACTTTATGATTCCAACAAAGATCCTGAATATTGGATGAATAAGTATTTAGATCATAACAATGAAGTCATAAGCTATTTCAGAGAAATAGGAGTACCTTTACTGGTTATAGATATGGATAATGAAATCGATATTGGTGGTAAATTAAATGAATTTTTGGAATTACCAACCAAATTTGGACAGGAAGGTATTAAAATAAAGTTTCCCACATTGAATCAAATAAAAAAACCCTAATGAGTTAATTCGTCAAGTTAAACAGTAATACTTTTTAAAACTCTTACTACTTCATCAATTTTAATTCTTTCCTGACTATTATACACGAATATTCTTTTCAATAAGACTCTATATTGATCTGGTATATCAAATAACATGACTGGTGTATTCATTATTATTTTTTTTATAAATATTTTTTCGTTGTCTTCTGGATAATTAAATAATGATGTTTGAGTAAACATACAAAATATTGTAGTACCAAGTGACCAAATATCAGCCGCTTTAGGTCGATATGGTGTTGTTTTAAGAATATCAGGGTCGGCATAAAGTGCAGAACCAGAATAAACACTAATTAGTTTATCATCAGACATCTCAGGCCTTGAATATGCAAGATCAATAAATACTATTTGATATTTTTCTTTATTATCTTCATATGTTATTTTGACCATAATATTCTCAAGTTTAATATCCAAATGAATGTAATTTTTGGAATGTAAATATTCAACAGCTAATGCCATTTGCAATATTAAATCATGTTGTTGTTCTTTATGCAATCTTTTGAATTTATTATCAATAACATAATTGAATAGATCTGCTCCTTCAATGTATTCCATTATTAAATAATAAAATGAATAGTCACAATATAATCCAAAATATTTAATAATATTTGGATGATCAAGTTGTGATAATGCGGTTGCTTCATTATAAACATAAAAAGCTATTTTTTTATCATGAGCTTCTTCAATGCCGCTTCTAATTAATTTAACTCTTTTAATTGCAACATCAATCGCAGTTCCATTAATATACAATTTACTGAGATAAACTGTACCTTGATTGCCATTTCCCAAGATTACTTTACCAAGTTTAAAAGGTGACTCGGTTAATGCACAATGTTTTTTTGTTATCGGATCAATACTGCATATTTCATTTAAAGATCCACAATGGCAATTGCAATCAACGTTTGATTCCGTATTTGAATTCATTATACTTTTATTATTTTTACCACTGTCACTGTTACTTGTGCAAAGCGGTTTTTTACGGTTTAATTTGATAGTATTAAATAATCCAAGAAATGATTTAAACATAAGATTTTCAATTTTTTTAATTATATTTTGTATCACAAAAATTTACAACAAGTGACACAATGTATTAAACATAATTTAAGATTCGCCGATATATTTGATTGTATCATTGTGTGTAGCTTTGGTGGTTGTGTAAGAAGATAATTAAATTTTCCTTATTACAAGTATAAGCGATAATGAATTCGAAGGTATACAAGATCATAATAAAACAAATTAATTATTTTTTAGGTGATAAAGCAATTTACGATTCATTCGATTATGAAGCTTCTGGAAATCATACTTTAGTAATTCATATGTCCAATGGTAACACAATCACTTTAGATATTAGTAGATTCACAGAGCAAGAAATATTAGAAGCGCGAGAATCCTGGAGAAATTATTTAGCGGATTTTGTGGCTAAAAAAATTATATCGTGCAAATTTCCAATTAAAAAAAGGAAGTTTAAAAGACATCATCCTGATTGTGGTTGTAGTAGCTGTGTTTGTAATAGTACTAGTGGGGGATGTAATAGTACTAGTGGTAGTGGTAGTGGTAGTGGTAGTGGTAGTGATAATAATTCATATTCATACAGTTCTTATCAACATACTCAAATGCCACTGCAAAATGGTACTTTATGCCCTTCATATCCAAGTACATATTCGTATACCGATTCAAATTCTAGTTATTGTTCTCGTTGCCACTCAAGTTACGATAGTTGTTCTTGTAGTTCTGAATACTGCATACCACCTTGTCCTCCACCTCATGGTCCTACAGGACCTCCAGGTCCTCATGGAGCAACAGGACCAACAGGCTTCACGGGCCCCACGGGAAGACCAGGACCCACTGGACCAACAGGACCAACAGGATACACAGGACCAACTGGTGTTACTGGTTCAACTGGACCAACTGGCAAGCGTGGATGTGAAGGCAAAGTTGGTCCAACTGGTGCAACCGGGCCTCTTGGTCCAACTGGTGTCACAGGACCACGTGGCAAATGTATCGAAATTTATGGACCCACGGGTCCGACTGGTCCTCATGGTTGTGGTCCAACTGGTCCAAGAGGTCGTGAAGGTTGTATTGGTCCACGAGGTAAAAAAGGTAAATATGGACCATGTGGACCAACAGGACCAATTGGCACTACAGGACCCACAGGACCAATAGGTCCAACTGGAGCAGCAAGCGCAGGAATTACAACTGTTACTAATGATGGAGTTGGTACCGATCCTTCAGAAGTTAGTATTGCGCAAATATTGGATTTTCACAGAACACTTAATTATAATCTCTCGAATACTAATCAATTAAGAGTACCCTTAATTGATTCAGAGTTTCCAAATTTAGCGTTAACATCATTATCTACACCTCATGATAAAGGAGTTTTGGCATCGACAAATTCTACAATTGACGCAACATGTACCAATGTAGCTATTAATGATTCCAATAATGGTAATATGTTCAGTGGTACTATAAATTCTAATATTACTGCATCCAATACAATTAATATTACTACAGGTACTACTACTAGTGTTAATGGAACTGAATTTAGTACATTTTTAAATACAGCAAATACGACTGTAATTGGATCGAATAACATAGATTTAACAAACACTTCGACAGCAGCAGTGATGGCATGTAGTAATTTAAATATTAATAATATGAATTCACAAAATGCAATTTTGGCTTGTTCAAATTCACAACCGGCCAGCATAATGAATTGGCAAGGAGTAAATAATACCGTTATGATGGCGTCTAATTTAGGTAATGTGAGCAATGTTACTCCAAGATTCAGCAATACAGTAATTGGTGCCGATGCGACGGGAATACGTTGGGAAATAAATACTAATGATGGTTCAATAACCACTGAAGGTCCGATTTCTGCAAATACACCAATTGGTGGATTAGCTAAAATGATGGAAAATCAATTGAATGGAGTTATTAAACCAGGTAGATTATTAAGAATGGTTGCCAAATGTAAAGTGCGATTGTGTAAAGCCGGTGAAAGACCAATGGTAGTTTCAAGACCGTACAGCGCTTGCACAATAATTACAAACAATGCAGAACTTAAATGGCAAGGTACTTATAAACGAGACGTTTGGGGAGCTCCAGTCACGACTACAGTAATTGATACTAATTTTGAAGCATTAAAGAATACTCATGAAATAACTATTAAGACTTTAACTGAGAAAATTAATGGTATCAAAGAAGAAAAATTTAAAATCATTGATCGACGAAGTAAACAAATTACTAATGAAGAAACTAAAGTGCTCAATGATAAATTTATTGATATCGACAAAAAAATGTTGGAATATACTCAAAAATTAGCTTCTTTGGAAGAATGGTTCCGTGCCAACAAAGATGTAATAATTTACAAACAAAATCAGGAAAAAACTACAACTTATGATAAAGCCTTGAAAGATATTTATTTACCAAGATCACAAAGACCTGCTGAGTGGACAGCTGTGGAATGGGTTGGTTTAGTGCCAGTACTGGTTGATTATACCGTTACCGAAGAAACATACGTTACTTCTGCTGATCAGGGTATTGGTACTTATTCAAATGTACCCACAAGAGTATATTGTCTTGAAATACTTGATTTAGTAAATAATAGGCCTGATTATATTGTCATTGATAGTGAAATACAAAATTATTTGAATAAAAAATACAATATTGCAATTTGTGCTTTGGGAGATTTTTAATTATTTACTTAAATTAATATGTTATCGTTTAACAATTTCATTCTTATTTTTTTCACAATGATTAATATAATTGCCATGTTCAATGCGAAGACTAAAAGTAAATGTCCTACGTATAACGACATAGATAAAGGTAATATATTTCCTACTCCTCCATTGTCTTCTGCTGTTGCTTACGAGGCGGAAGAAGAATACCAAGTTCAACAAAGATATCGAAAACATAATGGTGGTGTCGGTGGTCTTGTAAGAGGTACATCTAAAGGATCTGGAAGACATCATAGTCATAGACCAAGTCATCATAGCAGTAATAATCATCACCATAATCACGATAATTGTAATGAATGCGAAAGTAGTGATGATCGTTGTTGTAAAAAAGGTCCTACTGGACCAAGAGGCTGTGATGGTCAAGATGGAGATAGAGGAGAAAGAGGAGCAACAGGACCAACAGGACCCACTGGTAGAGGAGCAACAGGACATACGGGATGTACTGGTCCTACAGGATGCGGTATAACAGGTGCCACAGGAGTTACAGGGCCAACTGGACCCAAAGGTTATGGCATTGAATGTTTAAACATAGAATATATTGGAATTGTAGTTAACTGTGTAGATAAACTTAAAAAGAAATGTAAAAAATCAAAATATTGTCTTGATACCTATGATGGATATGTTTACTACTATGATGTGTGCAAACATAAATGGAGAAAAATTGATCCACAACCTTGTCTACCATTCTACTTTTATGATAGAAAATGTTTAGATATTTGGCATATAAATGATTGCAGATCTGCAAATATGTATCATCATAAATCTGGACAAGTATTTGATACAATTCACAGAGATATTTATTGTTATCATGACGGTTGGTTACCTTGTTGTAATTTAACCGGTCGTGATGGTTGTGAAGGACCTACGGGTAAACGCGGCGCCACTGGACCAGCGGGACCAACCGGAGGGAGAGGTACTCAAATTTATACGCTTTCAATTTACTATTGTGGTCTTGTGTCTGAAACTCGTCATCTTCATTGTGTGGTTGGAGATTTCCTTGGTCAATTATTATTGGCGGAGGATACTGCAGAACTTTATGAATGGTCAAGTTTAGGTTGGAGGGTTTATGAAGAACCTAAAACTTACTTTTACTTTTATGCTATTAAAGATTTTAACATTTTCTATGTTTGTCCAGAGCAAGACACAATTGAGCTTTATTTAGCACATGAAGGGGATATATTACTTGATGATGTTAGTTGTGTACTTTTTAAGTTTCATTCTAATAAATGGCACAAGTTATGCTGTTTAAAAGGTCCTAAAGGTGCTACAGGTGATAAAGGTGCAACTGGAGCAACTGGTGCAACGGGACCTACGGGTGCAAAAGGGCAAGAAGGGGTACAAGGTCCTAGAGGACCACCGGGAAGAGATTGTAAACCCTTTAAAGCAGATAATTGTTGTGATCTATGTTGCAATGATTCAACTAGTTGTACAGAAGATGATTGCTTTAATTGTATTTGTTTTAAGAACCCAATTAATAAACACGGTCATAATAATAACATTAGAGGACCCATTCCTCAACGTATTCAAGATGTCAGTATTGATAGTATTACAGATGCAACTGACACTGATACAGAGTTTAGTGAAGATCAAACTTTGTCCGCTCCTAAATTCACTAATTACAACTGGTTGAATTTTGAAACAACTGATCATGGTTTTAATATGATGAATTTTTATGAAATTAACGAATACAAAAAAGAAACTAAATTGCAATTAGTTTTAGCACTGAAAAATCCTACTTGTTTAGCTAAGAAATGCTTTCAAATAAATATTGGTTTAGAAGAACAGGATTGTGATAATATTAAGGATGTTGCATTTACTAGTTTGTATGCTACTGAAGTCAAAGGAGTTAACGTTAATTTAAGCTTCAATGCTAAAGTGATTACAATTGATGTTAATAAGAATTTTGATAGATATGTAATAGTTAAATTAGATGCTAAATGCAAACCTAAATATAATTATAATCTTTGGACTTGGAGTTTTACAAGTGAAGACGTTGATATGGACGCTGATAACGTGCTAAAAGTACTTAGTTTGAAGCTCGCTTAAAACTAAACTTGCTTGAATTAATTTATCTAATTTTATGTTTTTTTTATGCAACAAGAATATAATATACAGACGACAAAACACAACATGTATAATTTTGACGACATGTATTCTGATACTAGTTCATATGACGGTGGGGCATTATTTGATAAATTTAAATCTAAGGTATCTACTTTGGGTAAAAAAAAGAGTACAATATCAGCTCCATTTCAATGTGCTGATACTTTTAATTTCCCTCCCACAAAAACTACCGATTTTACTAAACAACTTGCCAACTGTGCTAAAGTTGTTCAAACAAATGAACTTAAAGGAATAGCACCAATGGATAAAAACACTTTGTCGAGTTGTTGGACTAATCCAGACGTAAGACAATATTATCCTGAGAGATGTGCTGTTCAACTCAAACACGAATCACAATTACGAAAGAATGCTGAATTACCTGCTAATTTGGCCAAATGCAGTGATTCAAAATATTACGCTCATTATCAAAAAGAATGTGATAATATCATTGCAAAGCATTACGACGAAATAAATAAAATAGAGGCTCAAAGAAGAAAAGCTTCTGATAAAGAAAAATTAAGAGGTCAAAGAGTTTTTGCTGCAACGCAAGATCCAAGATATGGTAAAGAAGAAAAGGATAAAAAAAGATCATCAAAATTTATGCAAGGTGATTTAGAAACTGCATGTTTAGGCGTAGTTATTGACAGTTTTTACAGAGATTTAAACAATGGCAGTTTTGACCAAGAAAATGATTTGCGAAATTTGTATAAAAAAATAAACTCAAAAACTTTTACATTGCGTGAGTACTTGAAAATAATTTATTGGTTTGAAAGTGAAATAAATAAGAAGAACACTGGTACCGAATTCTCACAATTAACACCTTTAGCGGCTCCTTCTGACATAATTAAAAAGGTTACTCCAAAAAAAAGTGTTGAAAAAATAATGCTTGCCCCCGGTGAACATTCTGGAAGCTTGATTAAAAACATGTCCGGTCAAAACAGAGAAACTGCATTAAATGATACTTGTGGTAATACTCATAGAGATAGAATACTTGATGGTGTTCATGTTGAAAATCCAAGAATTAAAAGTATGATTACATCCTTAGCTTTACAATATCATATTTTTTAGTGTGTGACCCAAAAGCATTTCCTTCCACTCACAATATTTTCTTCAATGACATTATTACCTTTAGGATCTTTTTCTTTATTATAAACTTGGCAACTAAATTTACCCAAAGTACTAATATCCACTTCAGGATAATACAAGTATTCAATTGGCATTGTATTTCTTGTATCTTTAATGTAATCAAGTATTTGTTCATCTAATTTTTTAAAATATTTCTCTGTACTCGTCATATAAACCCATTTCAATACAACAATAATCGCATTGGCTAAAGAAAAAACATAGTTTTGGTTCATTAGTAGCTCGGTTGTAGTAGTATGTGGAGACAACATAGCATGATAAAGTATTTCCGAAACTAAATAATTACCTATTCCTGATCCAATACCATTCTTGGATTGATCTAACAATAAACTAACTATTTTTTTATTCTGCATTTTAGTTCCATTTTTTGTAATTGTTTTAAGACGATTCATTAATATATTAGCATCTATTTTAGTTTTGAAGAAATCACTACCAAGAGTATCAAGTTTAGTTTGTAACATTGTTGTAGTGATTGCATTAATTTGAGCTCCAAGTTTAGCATCGAAATACAACGTGACTACGCTGTCTTTATTTGTAAGCAGTATTTCTACTTTACTGTTCGTACTTTTTTTATGAGTAAATAATCCATGCAAACCAAAATGACAAAATAAATGTAAATCCGAGTCTTTATAAGAAATCCATAATACTTTACCATGAGTATTTACACTGTCAATAGTTAATCCAACAAGATGTTCAAAAGAATTTGACTGATATTTTGCAGCCAGAACATTTAATTGTATAACTTTGTATCCTTTGTATGCATTCAAATAATTACTTAACCAACACACTTCAACTATTTCTGGCATTACAAATTACTTATATTATTTCTAATGTTAGAATTTCATAAATCAATAATTTATCTCTGATTTGTAAGTATAATAATCATCATAAAATGTCAGGATTTTATAACCCGGAATGCAAATTACCATTACATATGGTAAGTAAAGAAACCGCCAAATCATGTGCTCAAATTAATTCAATCGTCATAATCCTAATTATATTTATAATCACATGCATCTGTTTCTCAATACTGTTCTTTAGTTCACGTTACACAAATTTTACTGAATCTCAAAAGTATAATATTGCTTTCGCTTTACTAATATGTTTTGCTTGCATATCAGTAATAATTTTCATTGCAAATTCTATTTTTGCTACAAAATCTTGGCAGACTTCAATAGCTAATGCTGCAGAGAATAAATAATTGTAAAAAAAATGAAAGTTTAATATTCTTCATGTGCTTTTTATCCAAAATGTTAACATTAATATAATGTCCGACAATAGAGAATATTATGATATTTTAGGTATTAAAAACGATACGGGAACAAGTGAAATTAAGAAAGCGTATCACAAGCTGTCAAAAGAGTGTCACCCTGATAAACTTAAAAGAGATACAATGACTGATGAAGAGTATCATAAAGCATGTGATAAATTTGCAAAAATTTCATCAGCATATGACGTACTTGGGGATCCAGAAAGACGTAAACTTTATGATAAATATGGTCTTCAAGCTATGAATGAAATCGAATCAATGAAGAGTCAAGGTATGGGTGGTTTCGATTTATCTGCATTAAAACAAAAAACTCCATGTAGTGTTCTTAGACATACAACGCCTCTTGAAAATGTTTACAATGGAAAAACAGGAGCCAAAGCTTCAATTGGGCGAAAAAGATTATGTAATGCTTGTGATGGCACTGGTAATAAAAGTAAAGTTAATAATTCATGTACTTCCTGTAATGGTAAAGGTAGAGTAATTAAAGAAGAAAATGGACAAGCAAGTATTGTACCTTGTAAATCATGCAAAGGTAAAGGTAAAATTGGTAAGCATGCAACTTGCGAAAAATGTAATGGTAAACGTATTATGGAAGAGTATATTGATTTGATATTTGACATTCCTAAAGGCGCGAATAAAAAAACTCCTATTGTACTCAAGGGTGAAGGTGGTATGAATCCAAGAAATCCATCACAAGTTACAGATGTAGCCATCGAAATCGACACTGAAGATCACGAGATATTCAAGAAATTCAATGAAAATGATCTGTATATGAAACTTGAAGTTACTACAGTTGAATTATTATGTGGATTCAATAAAACCATTACTCACATGGATGGGCATAAAATTACATTACAAAATACTGATATGGTTTATCGTCATGGAAGTCTACTTAAAGCTACTGGCGAAGGCATGCCGTGTAGTTGGGGTACCGGTTTTGGAGATTTGTATGTACGTTTAGTACCTAAACCGGATGAAGAAATTATATTACACGAGGAGGAGAGAGCAACAATTTATAAAATACTGACAAATAGGGATTACAGCGAATATAGTTTTGTTGTACCGGAGGATTCTTGTAAAGTTCATTTGAGTATGGACAATGTCACTGATAAGAATATGGAAAAAGAAAGTGAAATGTTAGAAGAGGCAATGCAAGATGGTATTCCAGAAGAAATATTAAGAAGTATTCATATGAGTGCTGCTAATGGAATGGATGATGAAGGTCCAAGAGTTCAAACTTGTGTACATCAATAATTTAATAATTATTTTATAAAATAATATTTTATTCAAACAATTTATGTTTGATCCATTCTGCAGTGATAATGAAAGTGCTAAAATGTGTAATATTTCTAACCAATGCTAACGAAACACCACGATAATAACATTTAAAATCATATCCATGTCTCCAACTTAATCCGACCATTTGTCTATTTCTGACATATTCTAAGGGATATAAAGTTAATGTACTAGTAGCGGATGTCAAAATCGGTGCTAGTATTGTTTTACTTGTTGATTCAAAATCATATTGTGTTAGTAATTTTTTATACATATCGTGTAATGGAAAAATAATAGATACACAAGTGTTACGAACAAGTGTTTTACTGTATCCAGCACTTAATGTTTTAAACCATCCATCGATTTTAATTTGATCCATTATTTTATCCCCACGTTGAATGTGAATTTTAGTTACATCAAATGGATGATGAAAGACACTTGCTATCCAACTACTCGCTACACTATTAACACAATTGTTCAAAAATTCATGTTTGATTTCTGTTTTGTTTTTATTTCTAATATATTTTATATTTTCATATGCCGTGTATTTTATCGCGAGCGAGCCAACTTGAGAACATGATGAAGCCCAAGAAGCATTGTAGAAACTTTTAATACCACCACGAGCATAAATATTTTTAATATATCCCCAAGTTGACAACGAATTATCTATTTTGGTTTGATAGTTAGTTCTAATCGTGCAAACAGGTATTGTCAGTAATTCGGCAGTGACAGCACCCACGGAAGATACCATAATATTTCTTTTCATGTCAGTAGTAAACATTGTCAATAATTTAATAATATCGTTGTTTATTAATATGCAATAAATAGTATCTTGTTTCATTTTTAAGTTGTCTTAAAAATTTCTCTAGTACTGATATAATTCCAATAAACATACATTCGATAATGACTGATAATGATAATAAATTGCTTGTTTCTGGACCAATTAATGTAATAAGAGTGGAAGGTAATGTACATGGAGTGAAAAAAATACTTTATCTTTTTTTCGATGTGCATTTAGGTTTATTTAAACAAACTCATTGTGATCAAGATAAATTCTATGATGCCGTTAATTATTTTGTTGATAATTTCAAAGGTTCCAAAGATAAAATAAGCTTCTTTCTGGAAATTACTGATTTTGTACAACGTAGTAAAGGACTTGAAAAAGATGATAGACAAGCTCAATCAATATATCAAAGTAAATTTTTCAATATGTATATGTACCGTGTAAGGAACTTTTTCAGTAAATACTTTAGATATGATGTTGAAAAGAATAAAATCATATCTGATCCACGATACTCAAACATTTACTTTCATTTCTTTGATTTTCGTTGGGCATATTTGCCAGTACAACAAGCTTTCTCTGATGTTTCTAAAATACTAATGGAAAACTCATCAAATAAATTAAGACAAACAGGTAACTTAGTTATTAATATGATCGACCATATACAAAAGGATTATGATTTCATATTCAATACCAGTCAAGAAGATGCAAAAAAAATATTATCACAAGCACCTAAATTATCAAGTCTTCAAGAATTTACAAAACTTAGTCAAGATGAAACATTACTTGTTGCTCAAAGATACATTTACAAATTTTTGTATTCATACAAGGACGAAAAAATAAAACAAATAATTAATAAACTCATTCAAGAAGAAGTCAAACCAATGTACACAAAGGTATTATATCACTTAAATAATTTCTTAAAAAGGGCTGCAATGGGTATTAAAATAGAACAAGAAGCTTTTAAAAAAAATAACTCAACTATGGAGTATCATTGTAGGGATTTATTAATTAATGGATTGTCTCAGGAAGAAGAAATAATTTTAATTAATGATCTTTTGCTTCATTGCACCATTGCAGAAAACTATTACATGATTTTGTATTCTTATTTAATTGATTGTTATTTCATCAGAAGATTTCTTGATAAAGACTACAGTGAAAAAAATATAGTTTATGCTGGAGGAGCTCACACTGCTAATCATATTAATATTTTAGTCAAGCATTTCGATTTTAAAATTACTCATTATTCCTATTTAAAATATGATCTTGAGACCAGCATGAAGAAATTAAAAGAAAGTAATTGTGAAATATCCACTACACTTCCTCTTAGTGATGAAGAATCTCAGTGCAGCGATTTAACAACTTTCCCAAAGAATTTTGATTAATCATAATCTGATTTAAGTTTATGATACTTGATTTTGTATTTTAAATATTTTTTGTAATAGTTTGTTTTGTATCCACCATTCTGATTATTATTTCTTTTGGTACTATTCAAAATTAACTTGTTGTCAAAATTATGATCAATGCAAAAATATTCCATATTAACAGGTCCACATACATCACATTCTTTTGATTTATTATCTTTATTTGTCCTTTTTTCTTCATCCAATATTTTAACAAAAGTATTAAATAATTTATTGTAATTATCGTTTGTTGTCAGATACATTGATTTATATGCATTATCAAGTAAGGACGCCACAATTATTTTTAATTTATTGACTTGTGTCACGTTATTGCCATCAAAACTACCCAAATCTTTGTAAGTTAAATAATCCATGTAATCCTTAAGATTCATAAACATGAATGATCTTACAATAGTGTACTCATATAAATACGCTAATTGTTGATAGGGTTTCGAATCACTACTAAAGTATTCTTCGGCTTTGTTAATATTTTGATTATGTAATATTTTACAAGTGTGATAAATTGAATAAATAATCTCTTTCTTAATCAAACAATTAAATAAATTCATTATTTTATCAGTATCTAAACTATTAGACAATTCAATCGAAGAATACAGTGCATGGAATACTGTTGTTGCAGTATTATTGAATGTTTCCAAGAACTGATACTGACCTACTTTCTTATTGTATTTATTTAATACCATATCAAGTTCTTTATGAGGATTATCATCAAGTTGATTAGATTGCATTGAGAGATTATTATTATTGTTTTTAACTGTGTAATATCTAGTGTCTAAATGCAAAACATGAAACATCTCATGAGTAAACAAACCTAATATTTCGGGTATTCTTGTGCAAACAATTACGAAACTTGATTTTTTATTATTTAATGAAGAGCTTGCATAATTACTATTAGAATATCCCGAAGAACAATGAAAGCAATTATTACGTTTGTAATATTCCAACGAAGATGTGTCTTGAATTCTGTAATCAATATTCCTATTGAATGGATATAA